GCGTCTGCTATTAGTGAGGGGATGGGAAGTTTAATTGATACATTAAAAGGAAACTTAACTGGGTCTGCTGCAGCTCTTGGCGCTAGTCGTTTAGCTGCAGGGTTGCCAGGTGCTGGTACTGATGCTGTTAGAGGATCCTTAAGAGTAACACCTAATCCTAATACTAGAATGATTTTTAGAGCAGTTAATATTCGTGAATTTTCATTTGATTTTAAAATGGTTCCTACAAGTAAAAGAGAACAATATGAAATTAGAAATATTATAACATTTTTTAGATCAAATCTTTATCCGGAAACCATTAAACTTGAGGGAACAGGTGGAGCGAGTATAGATGCTGGCTACAAGTTTCCTAATTTATTTGAAATAAAATTAATGTACGATGGAAAAGATTTAGCAAAAGATAATCCTAACTTAAGTTTTAAATATATGTATCTTAAATCCTTTACTGCATCATATAATTCTACTGGTGGTTTTTATAAAGATGGTGAATTTAATGAAGTTTCTATACAAGTATCATTTGCTGAAGAATTTACTTTAAATAAAGCAGACGCTTTAGTCGGTAATAATCACAAAACTAGCAAGAGTGCTAACGAAGCAATTGATGATCATTTTGCAAAAAATGATATTACAGCAATGGCAAATGATGGAGTAACTTAAGTATGACTTTTTTTGCAGGATTTCCAGAAGTTATATACAAATATGGTAACGAGAAAGAATTTAATCTTGCTCAGAACCTTTCTACATATGTAGATATAATTGATAGATTTAAAGATAATTCTTCAATGTACACTTTCTATAGTTTATATGACGGAGAAAGACCAGATCAAATTTCTCAAAATCTATATGGTACTACAGACTATTATTGGACATTCTTTTTACTTAATGATAAATTAAAAACAAAAGGTTGGCCTTTATCGAACAAAAGCTTAGAACAATATGTTAAAAAGAAATATGACAACACTACTCTTACAACCAGAGATTATTTTTATGATAAATTTAAAGTAGGAGATTCTATTACTGGTCAAGAATCAACTGCAGTTGGAAAAATAATTTCAACAAATTCTAATCTAGGCACGATCACTGTAGAATCTACACCAACTTTTACGCCAACAGAGACTATACAATTAGTCGGAGACCCAAGTAAAACCATTACTCTGCATTCTTCAAGTGCAGAGTATAATGCAGCAAGATACTATAAATCTGGTAATGATATTGTTGATATAGATCCTACAGTAGGACCAGGTGCATCTTTAATTGAGGTAACAAATCTTGAATATTATAAAGAAGAAAATCAGGCAAATCAATCTATAAAAATTTTTAAACCTGAAGTTATATCAAGTGTTTTTGCTGCATATAAGAGTGCTCTTAGAGAGAATATCTAATGGCGGAAAAATCAAATCAAGAAATTAATGCAGAATTTCTTATTAGAAAAATTATAATAGAAAAGCAAAGTATTAATACGGAGTTTAATATAACCTCTGTTATTAATGAAGTTAATATATATGAACACGTTGATAAGCCATATTTAACAGGCCAAATAGTATTTGCTGACACAAATAGAATTATAGAAACTTCAGAAATTAGCGGAACCGAATTAGTCACTATTGAAATATCCACAACATTAGATAATGTTGATACAATTATCTCAAAAAAGTTTATTATAACTGAAATAGTACAGAGTGTAAAATCAAATGATAATACTGAGTTGGTTGGTATTAGTTTAATAGAAGACATAGGTTACTATTCAAGATTGCTGAGAGTACAGAAACCATACAATGGCATACCAAGCTCAATTATCAATAATATTCTTGGAGAATATTTAGGCAGAAGTGTTGCTAATATTGGAAGTAGTGAACATACAGATGGTAATATGAAGGTACTAGTTCCAAATATGACACCAATTGATGCAGCTAATTGGATAAAAGATAGAACATCTTCAGCAACAGGTCTTCCATATTTTTTATTTTCTACAATATGTGATGATCAGCTAAGATTTTTGGACTTAGAAAAAATATTAAATCTAACACCACTTAATCAATTTACATATGATTATACCTTTTCACAAGCAATTGGATCTGGATTTGAAGCTCAAGATCCTAGACAGTTTTACGCTATAAGAGATTTTAAATACACTAATATTGAAGATCAGTTAATGATGGCAAGAAAAGGATTTACTGGATCTACTTATAATTTTATAGATACAATAAAAAACAAATCTTATACCTCAAGAATTAATGCACAAGAAACCTTTGGTAGTATTCCATATCCACCTAGACAAAATCTTCCAATCTATGATGGTACAACATCATTTCCTGGTGGATCCATGCATAATTATGATACAAGTGAAATTAGTCAGTTAGCACCATCAAAGACTTTTGAAGACGGCTCTTTTAATTATTATGAGGCTTCTGGAACAGCATCACATATGTTTAAAGCAAAATCAAAATCTCTTAGACATTTCTTACATAAATCTTCAATAGACATATCAGTTCCCGGTAAAAACTTTTTACACAGGGGCATAAATAAATCAGTGGGCAATTTAATTAATATATCATTTAATTCTAATATATCAGATACTTCAAATTCTAGCCCAGATAACAATTTGGATAAGAAAAAAAGTGGAGCATATATGATATATGCTACCAGACACGTATTTCAAGAGAATGTTTATAATGCTGTTATTTCTTGTGCTAAATTGGGCTATAAACCCAGGTCGGCTGGAGGTATCACGTGAGAAATAATAACCTAAAAACATTACAAGAAGATTATTATGGTGATCATTTTAGATGGTTTGTCGGTATAGTTGTAAATAACAAAGATCCTCTTAAGATGGGCAGAGTGAAAGTACGAATAAGAGGAATTCATTCTCCTGATGTTTCGCAAACACCAACAAATGATTTACCTTGGGCTCAAGTTGTAGTACCTTCAACTGAAGGCGGTATTTCTGGAATAGGAAAAATGCCTCAACTTCAACAAGGCTCACAGGTAGTAGGTTTCTTTATAGATGGTATTAGTTCCCAGTTGCCTATAGTTATGGGGTCTCTTCATCATTTTGAAAGAAAGAAAAATGCAACAAATAATGGAAACAGTAAAGAAGATGTTCCTTTAGATGGAGAAGAATCTACTAATGTTGAAGACGGCGAAAGCACTGATGGTCGTAAAATAGATTCTCAAGATTTGCCCGGTGGTTCAAATGGTGAAAAAATATTTAATTATTTAAAGAAACAAGGATTAACCGACGAACAAGCTGCTGGTGTAATAGGCAATTTAACAGCGGAATCAAATTTAAATCCTGCAGCATTAAATCCAAATGATGTGGGTAAACCAGCTTTTGGTCTTGCACAATGGAGAGGCTCCAGATATGAAGACCTTATAGAATTTTCTAATGATAACGGGCTAGATTATCAAACACTTGAGGCACAGTTGCCATTTATGATGCACGAATTAGAAACACAATCTTGGTTAGGATATGGGGCACTGCAAAATTCAACATCAGTATCTGATGCAACAAGAGTTTTTGAAACAAAATTTGAAAGACCCAGACCTGGCACATTTGGCAAAAGATTTAATTATGCTCAAATAGCATACGATTTATACAGTAGTTCTTGATGGAGTTTATTTTATGTCTTTATTAAAAAATTCAATTAGCCAAGACGGTTTTAGTTCCATTTTAGGTGGAGTAAAAGAACAGACAAATATTTCTGAAGTTTCAGAAACTATTTCTAACTTAAGTGTTTCTAATCAATCTACATTAAATAGTGTAGTAGCTAAAAATGCAAATACTACAGTTGCTAATATTGAATCTTTAACTTCATTAAGCGATACAGCTGATCTTACTTCAATACCAGATATTGGTCCAGTAAGATTAAAAAATCCTATTGAGGGATTTTTCTCTGCGTTCACTACCATTCCAACAAATACTAGGGCTTTACAGGCTATAACTGGTAAAGCTCCAGTATTAGGAAATTTAAAATCTCACGTAATTGCATCATCACCATTTTCTATTTTTAGTACAATAGGTAACATTAGTGGTATTGATCCAAATAACTCATTAATAGGTCAACTTACAACCGCAGCTGCAGACACGGTTATTTCAAATATCAAGGACACAACAAGAGAAAGTTCATTTGCAAATTCTCTCGCTTCTGCAACTATAGCCAGACTTAGTTCTACTAATAATTTTGATGGTGGCATACTAACCAATTTACTTTTATTAGGAACCGATGTTTTAAGAAACGAGCTTGTATCAAACACCAATGGTTTACTAAGAGATTCTGTTTTAAATCGAGCTATGCAAGAAATAGTTTTAGGAAGAAAAGAAAATGCTGTAAATATTATACAGAAAGAACTGTCAAGTCTACCTAATCCTCCATCCAATATTGATAGTATTCTTAAGAGTGTTTATAGAATAGATCCTTCAATATCTAATGTTGTGGCTAGTAGGGGTTCTCAATTTACTCAATTAAAGCCTGCTACTACTAAAGTAGAAAGATTAAATTCAAACGAACAGAATTTCCCTATTTCTTCCACAGTAGATAGGGGTGTTCCAAGTGCTTATGAATTTAAGTTTGTGGATAGTTTTGAAGAACTTATTGCAGATTTTAGAGGAACTAATAGAGAAATTACCGAGACAGTTGTTCATTGGACCGCACATTATACAGATCAAGGTCATGTTGGTTCGGAAGAATTACATAATATAGCAGTAAATAGAGGATTTTCAGGTTGTTCATACCATTATATAATTAAAAGAGATGGATCACTTCAGAGAGGAAGACCTTTGAATCGTATTGGTGCACACGCAAAAGCTAATGGACATAATAAGTATAGTATAGGCGTTTCAATGGTAGGCGGATATAATTGTAATAGTGGTAATCCACACTATAATAAATTTATTAGTGCTGAGTCTATTACATCAGAACAATGGAACACTTTAGATCAATTTCTTAGAGCTTTTTATGTTGTATGGCCTGGCGGTCAAGTTTGGGGCCACAATGATACTGATCCAGAATCAAAGGTTGACCCTGGTATTGATATGCAAGAGTATATACAAAATAAATTTAAGAAGAAAAATAAATCTGCATCAGGCACTCTTCCGCCTTTATCTCCGTCTGAACTTGTGGGAGCAAGTAATACTAATGCAAAACCTTCATAGAGGATAAATCATGGTTACCGAAAATGATAGCATAAAAGAAAGAATTACCACAGACGGCAAAGGTCAAGTTAATAACGAAGGTGTCCCTAGTGATGGCTTTGTTGATCCTGATGGTAAATATCCTAAAGATGAATATGTTGGAGAACCTTCAGTTAATAAAGGTGCACGAGGAACAAAGGTCCACAATTTAAAAATTAAAAATGGATCCATAGGCTGCGAAACTACTATTGCAAAACAACCAAAAGCCATTTATCCTTTAAATCAAGTAAATGAATCAACCTCTGGTCACATAATTGAAATCAATGATACTCCTGGCGGAGAAAGAATACTTATTAAACACAAAGATGGTGCTGGTGTTGAAATAAAACCTGATGGTACTATTATTGTTAATAGTTTAGGCAATAGAGTTGATCTGGTTTCTAAAAATCATGTTATGGCAGTTGAAGGCAATGGGTGTATTACTTATTACGGAAATTTAAATCTTACTGTTCAAGGTGATTATAATTTAGATGTAAAGGGCGATTATAATGTAAAAGTTGGAGGAAACAATATATTAAATGTGATAGGCAATTATCGTAAAAATATTGTAGGTCTTTTTAATGAGGTAATACAAAAAACTAAAACATCCACTGTATTACAAAAGGTTGCTAATACTTACTTAAGCGGCTTTGGCACATATACAAAGGGCAAATTTAATAATGAAGTTGATGGTACTGCAGAATATTCACATAGTGGTAATACATATATAACTTCTGAATCAGAAATTAGTATGTCTTCTCCGAATGTAAATATTGCTGCTTCAGATATATCAGTGTTTGGAGATGATGGAACTATCGGTGGTGATAATGTAACAATGTTTTCACAAAATAGTTATGTAGATAGAACTTTGCATGCAAGTGAAGTTGAAGCAAAGAAAACTATGAAAGCAAAGGTATTTCATGGGAGTTTAAATGGTACAGCAAAAGGTGCTATGAAAGCTGGTACCGCTGCTCTAGGAGCGTCACATGGTGGATCAGTAGATACTACTTCACACAGTAAAGAAGATCCTGTAGCACAAGGTAATAAATTTAAGCCAACTTCAACTATTGTTAATGCATTTCTATTTAATGAGGATAGAGGTGTCAGAGAAGTTAGAATTGATAGAGATGATGGAATATTACATGGTATTAATCAAATAAAAAATTCAGGTGGTATTACTGATAAAAAATTAAATACGAGTGAAGTCAGATCAAAATTAAAAGAGCAAACAAATTTAAATAATAATAAATTTTTACAAAGTCAGGTAGACAATAATAATTTAAATTCTGGATTTGCTTCTGTAGCACCAGAAAAAATCGGAAGAATTAAAGGTGAAGCTCAAACTGCCAGAACTGGTTATACACCAATAGGATCGAGACGAGAAGAAGCTTTAAGTAAAAAATATACACTTAGAGAGTCTTCCTCACGCGGCGTAGAAAGAACTATAACAGTTGATCCACAATATGATCCCAATAAACAGAGTGATATTACTATGGGAACTAATCTCGGAAATGGTGTTCCTATTTCTAAATTTATAGCTAGTGCTAAAGATCCAGTAAATTTAGATCATACCACTAGTGCCGAACAAAGAAAAGATATAGCAAGAAATTTATACCCACATTCAGAGATAATTAATATATTCTATCAACTCGATCAATTTCAAGGATATAATTTAGTTGTTGCTGAAGGTTTATATAAACCAGGGCCAGAAGAAACCTTAACTCCTGGTGGTGTAAAAGAAGCTGCTAAAGATGGTAAGTTTGTTGTATATGAAGTTTATGATTCATTTACTGGTCAAATTTCAAATAATAAATCTTTTGATTTTGCGGTCTACTTAAAAGATAATGTTAATTATGAAAATTTAATTATGTACTATGATAACTATAATACTGATGGATCTTTACATTCTCAAGTAGGTGTTGGTATGCCAACCATACCAGAAAATTATACTGCATTTTTTAATAAAAAAATTGAAACGGTTTATAACGGGACTTCACAGACAACATCAGACTTAATCGAAGTATTACCTTAAAAACATTATAAATAATACAATAAAATAAGAGAAAAATATGCCATCAAGATCCTTATCAATTGAAGATAGAAAATTAGATGCTGGAGTAAAAATAGTTGCTCCGAGCAGTAAAATATATTCCGATATTGATTTACTATTTAAAAATAAAAAGAATGGTGATATATTTAAAAAAACTGATGCTAATGCAGTAAAGCAGGCTATTAAAAATTTAATACTTACTAATCACTTTGAAAAACCTTTTATTCCGTTTTTTGGTGGTAGTATTAGAGATATGCTATTTGAACTTGGAGACGAGTTTTTAGATTTTGAAGTAGAACAAAGAATAAAATTAGCAATAGAGAATTATGAACCAAGAGCTGAAGTTATAGATGTATCCAGTACCTATAGAGATTATGCAAATTCTCTTGATGTCTCAATAACTTTTGTTGTATTAAGCACAAACGAAACAATTACACTAGAAACAGAAATTTCGAGGTTGAGATAATATGGCCACAAATATAACATCAACAGCTTTAGATTTTGATACTATTAAAAATAGTTTAAAAACCTATTTTGCACAACAACCGGAATTTTCTGATTATAATTTTGAAACATCAGGTCTTTCAAATATATTAGATGTTTTAGCATACAATACTCACTTTAATGGTCTTACTGCAAACTTTGCCACAAATGAAGCATTTCTTAATACTGCACAATTAAGATCATCTGTTGTATCTCATGCTGAGGCATTAGGTTATAGACCGAGGTCAAGAACACCTTCATCGTCATCTCTCACTTTATATGTTAATCTTTCCGGTGTTGCAAATCGTCCTTCATCTATAACTTTAAATTCTGAATGGGAATTTAATGCATCTAATGAATCTGAAACTTTTAAATTTATAACAGATAAAAACTATTCAGCTGTAGATGATGGAAATGGATTATATTCCTTTACTGATGTAAACGGAAATTCTAATATTAAAGTATTTCAGGGGGAGTTTAAAACTAAAACATTTATTGTTGATGATACAGCAGAAAATCAAATATATGTGATCCCAGATGAATCTCTTGATACTGGAAAAATAACAGTAAATGTTTATGATACACCTACATCTACAAAATTTACATCATATTATTTTTTAGATACTGCTTTAACCGTAGATTCAACTACTGCATTCTTTGATATAAAAGAAGCACCAAATGGATACTATGAGATTAATTTTGGTGATGGTAAGAGTTTCGGCAAATCTCCCGCAATTGGAAGTAAAGTTGTAGTTAGATATTTTTCATCAAGAGGAACTGATGCAAACGGTTGTTCTGGATTCAAAAGTGCAAATAGTTATGTTTTAAACGATGTAAATTATCCGGTTAATATCCAAACACAAAAATCTTCAACAGAAGGATATGAAAAAGAAACAATAGAATCAATTCGTAAATTAGCTCCCTTACAGTTTGCATCTCAAAAAAGATTAGTAACATCTGCAGATTATAGATCAATGATTCTTTCTAACTTCCCTGTTGTAAAAGATGTTGCTGTATGGGGAGGGGAAGATAATGTACCTATTGATTATGGTAAAGTATATATCAGTCTTCAATATCAAGATGGGACTTCGGAATCTGTAAAAACAGAAACCCAAAATAATATTGAAACTAATTTTACAAATCAACTTTCTGTTATGTCAATTTCAAATAAATATGTAACACCTGAAGAAACATATTTAGAAATAATAGGCAACTTTAATTATGATCCTAGTTTAACTAATGATACTGGTTCTGCAATACAAACTTCTATTACTAATTTTTTACAAGAATATTTTACAAATACTTTAAATAGTTTTAATTCGTCTTTTAGTAGATCAGAAGTATTAACAGAAGTTAGTGATTTAAATAGAGCCATACTTTCTGCAAAGATGAATCTTAAAGTTCAGCAGAGATTAAATGTAACTGTTGGTTCTCCAAAAAATTATAATATATATTTTCCAGTAGTATTAATTCCAGCAGAAGCCCAAGATTATAGCATTGAATCTTCCATGTTTACTTATGGTGATGATGCGGTTCGTTGTACTGTTAAGAATAAATTAAATTCTAATATATTACAAGTTGTATCGACTACGGGAACTGTAATCGTAGAAGATATTGGTAGCTATAATTATCAAAAGGGTAGTGTTAATTTAAATGGCTTTGCTCCAGTCTCTATATCAACTGGTACTCCTTACATTACATTTAGTTCAACCCCTCTTGATCAGAGTATGATTTCTCCACTTAGAAATTATGTACTAAGATTAGACACTGCAAAATTAAGAATGCAGCCATTAAAGAATGAGCAAGATACAAAGGTAGCGCTGTAATATAATGTCTGAAGATAGAAATCATACATCACTTAGAGCTGACTATGTAAGAGATATTCTTCCAGAATATTTTTCTGTTGATTATCCTAATCTCATCCAGTTTTTAGAAACTTACTATGATGCTTTGGACAGTGATGGTAATTTTGGTAGCACAATAAAAGATTTATATGAGATAAGAGATATTGGGAAAACAAATCTAAAATATCTTGATAATCTATTTGATGAAATTGGTCTTAGTTTATCATCACAATTTGTTTCTAATCCGAGAGAAATACTAAAAAATCTTGCTAAGTTTTTTAGAGTAAAAGGTTCTCTTTATTCCGCTGAAGGTTTCTTTAGAGGATTCTTTGATACATCAGCAGAAGTTGAATACCCAAAAGATAAAATTTTTACTTTAGATGATCCATTATCAATTCTTGGTCCAAAATCTTCTAAAAAAATGCAAGATGGTAGATTACATCAAGTATTATCTCATTTAATAAAAACTACAGTGCCATTAAAAGACTGGGAACAATTATATAAAAAGTTTGTACATCCTGCTGGATTCTACTTACACGCTGAAGCACAGCTTTACACAAACCCAACATACAAACCTGTTGGTGTTCTTTCAGATGCAACTCCTCTAAACCTAAGAGTTGAAACTGATAGTGCTTTACCAAAGTTAGCTATAGATACTCGTATTATTAGTAAAACTGATATGGGAAATAGTGATATTCTTATTATGGATGGGCATAAAGAATATGTGTGTGGATCAAATACTAGAAGATTTCAGTACGCAAATATATTAGATTATGCCGATAGTGAAGGATGGTTTATTGAAGATAGTTATGGTAGAGCATTAGAAGGTCCTGGACTTTCTGTTAAAAATTCTGTAGATGCTGGATTATATAGTAATAAAGAAATTAATATAGCTGCAATAGATTTATCGCCGACACTAAAAAGTGAAGATAGTAATTATCAACCTGGGCTTTCTGAGGTACCAGGAGAGCCATATACAATATTTGAAGCGGCTCCAGCAAAGATTAAAACATTAGATGCAATAACTGGAATAACCACATCATCAACTTTAATTCAAATAGATGTACCTTTACAGTTAAATAAAACTCTTGAACAGATTACAAGAGGTGATAGTAAAACATATATTTCAAGAATATATTTAAATGGTGATTATTCATCAACTAAACTTGATATAGCATTACCCGGTTTAAGAGATTCTTTTGGTGGCGATCACTTCTGTATTGGCGGAGATTCGGATGCTGCTAATCATTCTTCTTATGTTGTATCTGCATCAGCACCAGTATTAAGAGTTGATAATATATTAGATTCTTATGGTATGTTAGATGTAAATATTAAAAAGACTGGATCTGGAACAATTGAAGCAAAATTTAATCTTTCGCATAAATTTAACAGCATATATGAGTGGATTAAGTATGATTCTAATGCAGTTTTTGATATAAATAGTTTTAATTATGGTGACAACCAAAGTATGAGAAATGTGACTATTCAAGAATTAAGAAATAAGAATATGTTATATTTAAAAGACGCAATAATTTAATAGGTAGAGCATGTCGACAATTGTAACACAAAACTTTAAGAAGGAACTCATGATTGGGACCATTCGTAGTATTAACAATACTACAGAGAACTATTATATTGGCGTGTCTCGATCTAATCCGTGGAATGCTGCAGATTCAGCACCAACAGCTAAAGATAATATTAGAATTCAAAACGAATTCCGAAATAGTCTTCAATCGATTCATCGGGTAGCAGCAGCTTCGTTGACTATTCCTCGTAAATCTTGGAGTACAGGTACCATATATCATGCTTATGATGATAAAAAAGATTTAACAGATTATGGATCTAATTTTTTCCACACTGTAAACAATAATAATGGTGTGTATATTTGTTTAAGACAAGGAACAGATGCAACCGGTACTGCAGTGGCTTCAACAATTCAACCTACAGGTTCTAATAACGATCCATTCGAAACTTCTGATGGATATGTTTGGAAGTTTCTTTATACTATTAGTGCATTAGATGCTACTTTATTTATGACTAATGAGCACATGCCGGTTAGTCGTATTTTAGCTATAGATTCAAATTCTACTGGTAATGAAATTAAACAGTATGAAATTCAGAATACAGCAAAACCTGGAATGATTACATCGTTTGAAGTAACAACACCCGGAACTAATTATAGTAATCCATCAATTAATATTAATGGTGTTAACTATCCTAATCTTGTAGACTTTACATTAGATTCGCCCTCAGGTGCTATTATAAAAGTAGAATATAATCCAGATTCTACAGGTACCACTTTAAATTATGTTCACGGATTAAGAGGTGCACAAATAACACTCACTGATTCCAATGGCACTAATGGTGAAGTAAGAGCCGTTATGTCAAGCGGATTAGGCATCGGAGGAGACCCATCTTCTGATCTTAAAGGTGGTTCTATGATAATTGGTGTAAGAGTTGATGGAAACACCTCTGACTGGTTAATTAATCAAGATTATAGACAAATCGGGATTATTAGAGGAATAAAAGATTCTGCTCAGGGCACTCAATGGACTGATCTTACTGGAGGGGCTTTACAGTCACTAACTCTTGCAACACAAACGGTTGCATTTACAACAGATGAAGTTATTGTTGGTTCCACAAGTGGTGCAAAAGCATACGTTGATCAAACTAGCGGTAATACAATTCTATTCCATCAAAATGATTCAACTGGATATGTTCCGTTTGTTGCAAATGAGACTTTAACAGAAATGACTGGACCTGGTGAAGGTACTATTGGTGTTCCACTGGTAGCACCAGAAGTTGATCCATTTACAGG